GGGCGGCGGCAATCGTCTGGCCTGATCGTTCGCGGATCGACCTACTACCTTCGCCTTCGCGTTCCGAGATCATTGGCTGGGATCGTCGGCAAGACGCATGTCGGGACTCTGCGCCAGTAATGAACCTTTTCATCGAGGAAGAGACGAGCCATAGATAGGGGGTCATGGGTAGCGTAAGACATCGCCTATGAAACTATAGTGTCGGGGAGACCTATGCGTTTGCTATTCTTTTGTGCGGCGGTGATCGCGCTACCCGCCAATGCTGCTGTCGCTGCTGACTGGAGGCTGTCAGGTTTTAGCGGACGCGGGGCCAGTCTCATTGACGCATCAAGCGTTCGTCAGTTGGGACCGAATAGGAAATCGGCTTGGGTTGCGACTGTCTGGTCGAGAACCGATGCGAACGGCGTGGATTACATGCTGAAGCGCGTAGAATTTGATTGCCAGCAAGAGACCTCGACAAACGTGTCATTTCTAACTTTTCGGGCGGATGGATCGAACATTAATGGGGAACACACGCGCGAGCCGCCAGAATATCATGCGCCCGGCTCTTTTGGTGAGGATACTCTTCGCCGCGTGTGCGCCGTGTCGTTCCGGCGACAAAACTGGTTAGACTTGCCGACCTTCTTGCGCGCCTACCGCTCACCGGATTTCGCCCCGATCCCTTAAGGCCGCATCCATTTGTAGAAGTCCGCCTCACTTCGACGCGATGAGATGCGACAGGTCGAGGTCAGGATACGCAATCCGGCTCATCGCATCATACAGCGTCTGGGCGCGATAGCCTCGCCCATAGGCGGCGGCGGTTTCACCCCCTTCGTTGCCGGTGCCCGAAGACCAGCCGCCGAGCGCGAGGGCGACCTCATGGTCGATGCGGGCCTCGCGCAAGGCATCCCGGTAGCAATGTCGAAATGAGTGGAAGCAGGTCTTCTCTCGTGTCGCGCCTGCGCTTTCAAGGAAGCGTCTGAACCATTTGCTGAACGGGTCGCTGTAATAGCCGGTGCTGGACTTCTGGAGTTCGGAGAACAAGCGAACGGTGCCAGCCGCTCGCCGCTGATCGACGAAGGTCATGAACCCAATCTCGATCAGCGCGGGGTGGACCGGGATAAACCGCTCGCTGGCGGCGGTCTTCAGGCGTTTGCCGTTGTCGGTGTCGGACGGCCCCTCCGTCACGAAGAAGCAGTTCACGCCATCAACCAGATGGATGTCCGCGACATGAAGCTGGCAAATCTCGTTCATCCTCATGCCCGAGAACAGGGCGATGAGGGGCACCCAGAAACGCCCGCGACGGGGATGCGCGGGGCCGGGAGTGGAGTATCCAGCCCGGTCGTCGACACAGCCCCGGTAGATCGGCGCATCGAAGATCAGACGAAGCTGCTCGATCGAGAAAGGAAGGCGCTTATCGCGCCGTCGAACGTGATCAATGACCTGAAGTCCCTTGGCTGGGTTCCGTTCGATCCAGCCTTCGTTCTCTGCGAAATTCAGCACCGTCCTGAACTTCGTCATGTAGCCGTTCACGGTGGCGGGAGAGAGCGTGCCCGACAGACCCTTCTCCTTGGCCATCTTCGCCGCCGCTATAGGCGATAGTTTGGGGAACCGCTTTTCGGCGTTCGTCGGCAACCAGCGCAGGGTATCGAGCAGATCACGGCATGCCTCGCGCTCAATGGATCGGATGGTGGTCCGCTCCCCCCAAAGACCGACCGTCAGTTCGATTAAGTAGAGGTAGTGAAGGTCCGTCTTCCGGGCGCGCTGCTTCGCAGGGTCGGATCGGAACAGTTCAAAGACTTGGCGCAGCGTCTTATCCGCTGGTGGGGGTGAAGGCACCTGTCGTGGAACGGGATCAGCGACGACAGGCGCGGGAACGCCATGACCCTCAACCTCGCGCCACTCCTGCTCCAACGCTGCTGCGACTATCCGAGCCTGACGGACAGCATCGGCCCGATAGCCCGTGCCAAGAGACTTCACGACATGCGTCTTGCCGACGATCCCAGCCAATGATCTCGGAACGCGAAGGCGAAGGTAGTAGGTCGATCCGCGAACGATCAGGCCAGACGATTGCCGCCGCCCAGCATGAAGGAGCCGTGGAGACGGTCGAGAGGGCCGTTGAGACGGTGTGTGTAGCGAAGTGGTGCTACAGTCGCGGGACGGTGAACTGACTGTATTTGAACGCTTTTTCGACGGCCTGCGAGAGACCGTGTGTAGCAGCGTGGTGTCAGATTCTCTGCCTGTTTCCGTCAAAATCCTTGAAAAACAAGGATTTGGTGGAGCCGAGGTCTGTCTAACCCTGCTCTATAGTCGTCAATAGCGGTCGTAGGCCGCATTGAAACTATTGACCTTTTCGCTCCACGTCTCCGTATTGCTCCATAGTGATCTACTGCAATCGAAAGGCTCGGTTAGGGTAAGAGTTAGGGTAAAGCCCCGCTTCGCTCGCCGCGCTGTTCCTGTAAGGTTCCCTATGGCTCGGCCCCTGAACATCCTAAGCGCGCGGTTTGTCGCTACCACGAAGAAGGCGGGTCTGCATGCCGACGGCGGTGGTCTGTATCTAGAGGTCGACCCGTCGGGCGCCAAGCGATGGACGTTCATCTGGCGCGTCGGAAAGGCAAGGCGTCAGATGGGCCTCGGAGGCACCCTCGTCACAACCCTGGCCGAAGCCCGCGACGCTGCCGATGCGGCCCGCCGCTCCATCGCCAAAGGCGGCGACCCGATAGAGGCGCGACGCTTCGAACGAGGCGCAGGGCGCACCTTCGGGGATGTCGCAGATGAACTGCTTGAATCGCTCAAGCCGGAGTGGCGGAACGCGAAGCACGCTTATCAATGGCGATACAGTCTCGAGACAATAGCAGCGCCGCTTCGCAGCTTGTCTGTGGACGTCGTGACGACCGAGGACGTGCTCGGCGTCCTGACGCCGATCTGGGCCACGAAGAATGAGACGGCCGCCCGGACGCGCGGCCGGATCGAGCGCGTGCTGGACGCCGCCAAGGCGAAGGGACTGCGATCAGGTGAGAATCCCGCTCGATGGAAGGGACACCTCGCGGTCCTGTTACCTAAGCGCCAGAAGCTGGCGAAGGGCCATCATCCGGCGATGCCGTTTGCCCAGATCGGCGATTTCATGGTGCTGCTGAGGGCACGGCCGGCGCTGGCGGCGCGCGCCCTGGAGTTCACAATCCTGACGGCCGCGCGAACCAATGAGGTGCTCGGCGCCAGGCGCTGCGAGTTTGATTTGGCCAAGAGGCTGTGGACCGTGCCCGGCGAGCGGATGAAGCACGGGCTGGATCATCGCGTCCCGCTGTCGACGCCCGCGATTGCGCTGTTGAAGGCCCTGATTGAAGACCTGCACGATCCGCAAGCGTTGGTGTTCGGAGACGTGAAGGGCGAGCAGCTGTCGAACGCAGCCATGTCGAGACTTCTGCGGAGCCGAATGGGCTTCAGCGAGTGCAGCGTTCACGGATTTCGCTCGACCTTCCGTGACTGGGCTGCAGAGACGACTGAATACGCCGATTCCGTGGTCGAGGCGGCGCTATCGCACCTGGTCGGCAGTGAAGTGGAGCGGGCCTATAAGCGCGGCGACGTGCTTGAGAAGCGCCGGCGGTTGATGGAGGACTGGGCATGTTTCTGCACCAGTCCCATGTCGGGTGCGTTGGTTGAGATGCGTCGCGCATAACCTCGGCTGACGAAGACTCGACACAGCATATCGGCAAAGCCTAGTTATTTGAAATGGGCAAGGAATACATCGTCTACATCGACGAGGCTGGGGACGAGGGTTTCGGCAAGCTGAAGCGCGACGGGCAGGTCGGCGGGCAATCTCATTGGCTGGCGATTGGGGGGTGCATTGTCTCTGCAGAGAACGATCAGCGGCTGCCAGCACTGAAGCGACAGATTCTGTCTCGGTTTCCGCAGCGATCTAAGCGCGACTTGCATTTTCGAGATTTGAACCACGACCAAAAAGTGGTTGCTTGCCAAGAGATTGGGGCTTTTCCTCTGGGTGCGGCAGTCATGCTTTCGAACAAGACAACGATACCCGGCACTAGATTCGCTCCAATCTTCAAGCAGAAGGGCTACCTCTATAATTATCTAGTTCGATGGTTGCTGGAACGAGTCACCTATGCTTGCCAACATGCGGCAAAAGGAGACGAGTGCAGAGTGCGTCTAGTGTTCTCTCGGCGAGGCGGAACCGATTACCACAGCATGGGGGAGTATCTGCGTCTCATGCGGGACGGCAGAGAACTTATGCGCCCCGTGCGCTCGATTGTCTGGGACGTGCTCAACGTTGACGACGTGATCGTCGAAGACCATTCAAAATGGGCGGGGCTTCAGATAGCAGACTGCATCACTAGTGCATTCTGGACGGCGGTAGAGCCGAACATCTACGGCAACCACGAGCCGACGTACGCTGAACAATTAAGGAAATGCATCCTGCAGAAGGATGGCAACGCGCTCAATCGCGGCTTGGCCCCGGTTCCATCGCTTACCGCGTCGCGGCCAACAGCGGCTCAACTCCGGGTACTTACATCGTTCGCAAAGGGGTGTGGGTAGGCCCCCGGTCCCTGATTCACACTGCGAGAGTGCTGCCACCCGAAGGCAACTCGGGATTAGTCCGGCGCATGCCTACCCATAACTAAGGTAACACCATAACGCCGAATCCGCCACAAACATTTTTCTATCTGTCAAGGCGCCTCTGACCGATACTGGCGCAACGCGCCTGTGGTTATCGGGGATTAAGCGGCTCTCGCCGGTGGTGCGGAACCTAAAACGCGCTCCAGCTCCTCGCGCGGCACCAGGGTGCGACCCCGCAGCTTTCGGGCGACGATCTCTCCGTCCTTCAACATGGCCCAGACCGTAGCCACGCTCAGGCCGAGTGCAATGGCCGCCTCATCTGCGGTGTAGGCCAGCTTGGCGCCAGGCGGGAGGTCGATAACCTTCCGATGACGAGCGGCCTTCTTCGGCTCAGCGGTGGGGGAGGGTTCTGCTATGGGCAAGATCATTGGATCACCGGCCTTCCGGTCTTGGGATCGCGCGTCCAGCCTTCGAAAAGAGGCGCTGGGGCGCTGCTATCATACCTGCGGAGGTACTCTTTCCGCGCTTTCAGCCACGCCTTGTAAGGCCATGACGCGCCGCGCCAGTCCGATGGAAAAGCGGCCCGGATAGCCGCCTTTCGCTGATCGACGGTAGCGTCGGGGGGCAGTCCGTCATGTATCTCGGCGATGAGCCGGCGAGCTTCCTTCGACCACTCCATCACGCCCGCTCCAAGGCTGAGGTTTCCCGGTGCTCGTCCGCCATCCGCCGAACCTCGATGCGATCGAGCCCGGTCCCGGCAGCCGTCTGACCTTCGGACAACACGCCTTCGACGTGGAGGGCTATGATCAGCTTCGTCGCCTTCCTTGCCCTATTGAGAGCCAGCGCCAGGGCGGCGGCTACGGCCAAGGAGACGTTACCGTGGGAAGGCCAGGTTTCGGCGTCCTGATCCAACAGGGTGGCGGCGGCTCGCCGCAGATCGTCTAGGTCGCTCATGCTGCGTTCCTGGCTGTGGGGGTTGCCGACGCCGCGGGCTTGGTTCGGCGGCGCGGGACGGCGTCGGCCATCAGAGCGCCGACACAGGCTTTCATCTTGGCTACGGAGACGGCGTTACCGATCTGCTTGATCTGCTCGGTCTTCGTCCCGGCGAACTCATAGGCCTGATCGTCGGTGGTGAAGCCCATCGCGGCGGCCAGTTCGTGCGGCTCGAGCATCCTGAAGAGGATGTCATAGCCTTGCGGCTCGACCAGCCCGCCCTTGCCCAAGGTGAGAGCAGTCGGCGCCGGTTGGTCGAGGTCGTGGACACGCGGGGCCTGGCCGTCCCGTTCACCAAACTGGGCGGTGATGAAGGCCAACTCGCCCCTATTGGCGCCGGTGATGGTCGGGAGGGGGTTTTCGGCGGGGTCTTGGCTGCGATTCAGGCCGCCCGCATGGGTGACCGGCATAACCATCGCGAACTCGCCTCCCTTGGCGGTGGTCATCGTCGGGACAGGCTCGTCCATCGAGCGAGGCCCCGGTCCGCCGTTGCCGTTCGTGACGGGCACGACCATTCCGAACCGCCCCTTGGCCGTCACCGTGGGCAGCGGTTCTTTCGCCGAGACGCAGGTCTCGCCTGAGCCTGACCCGTAGTAGGGCGAAATGAGCGCGTGCGAGGCGCCGTTTCCTCCGGTGGTCTGGGTCGGGATCGGATCGGCGACAGACCTGGGCGCGCCGCCCGACGCCTGGGACAGCACGAAGGGTTCCACCAGCATCGGCCGCGCGCAGCCGGGGCGCACACCGGACCCAGCGCCACCCGTCGTAATGGTGGGAAGCGGGTCCGACGCGGCGCGCGGCGCGCCGCTGTTGTGCTGGGAAAGCACCAGCGGCTCGATGACGGCGACCCCGCCGCCTGGCGCGGTGGTCAGGCAGGGGACGGGCGCCTCGTCGGGATTCTTCGCGACGTTGTTGTTGCGGTTGGCCAGGAGGATCGGCTGAGCAATGCCGATATGGGTGCCGTTCGCGGCAATGGTGGGCAGCGGCAGGTCGAGGCCCTGCGCTGACATGTGGTTGCGAAGGATGACGAGATACGGCTCAGGCCAGCTGTGCTTGACCGCGCCTGCGTAGATGCGCGCAAGCGTCTTGGGCGCCAGCGGCTTCTTGCGATTGAAGATCGACCGGCCCTTGATGTTCCAGTCGATGATGTCCCGCGCAGGCTTCCACGGCTTCACGGTCGGGAACAGCGACAGGCCCTCGTCGGGACGTCGGGCGTGCGTGGGCATGGGCCAAGCCACCCGGCGCTTGTCGCTGCGCGCCATGAGGATGAAGCGCGATCGCGTGGTCGCATCGCCAAAGTCGGCCGCGTTCAGCTTCTTCCACTCAGGGTCGAAGTCCAGGCGACGCAGGGTCTCGATCCACGCCCAGAAGTATTCGCCCTCGCGTTCCTTGATCGGGCGCATCGTCTTGGGATCGACCGGCCCCCATTTGGTGAACTCCCAGACGTTCTCGATGATGATGCGCTTGACCCGAAGCTCGGTGAGCCAGGTGATGATGTGCCACGGGTCGGAACGCTGCTGGTCGGAGGTCGGCTTGCCGCCCCGCGCCACGGAATGGTGCGTGCACGTCGGGGAGGCCATGAGCAGGTCCAGATAGCCTTCGGGCACGATCAGATGCGGCCTGACGGCGGCGATGTCCTGCACGAAGTGACGGGCCTTGGGATGGTTCAGCTGGTGCGTCTCGATGGCGGTCGGCCAGTGATTGACGCAGACCAGCTCCATCTCGAGGCCGAGGTCATTGAGGGCCCGTTCGGCGCCGGTCGACGATCCGCCCGCACCACACAGCAGGTCAGCGACGAGGAATTTGCGACGCGCCATCAGTTCGCGCCCCCCTGCTCGACGACACGGAACGAGACTGCCCAGACCCACGGGTTGGCCTCAGCTGCACCGGCGCCGTTGATGTGGTCCCAGAGCTCGAAATAGACCTGACGGGCATCGTTACCGATGATCGGCAGGGTGCGGTCGACCGACCACATGCCAGGCATCACCCATTGCAGTCCTTCGGCTTGCGCGTCCGCGTCGCTGCAATCCAGCAGCCGCTCGACGCGCACCTCGGTCACTTCCAACGTCAGACGCGAGGCCCAGCGCGGCATGTGGATCGAAGGGCGCCAACGTCCCGGCTTGGACCGCTCCCAATCGGCGAAGTAGACGGCAGCGTCGTGGTTGTCGTCGGGTCGCAGGGTCTGCTGGACGCCTTCGCTCATAGCGTATGCGGTGCGCGGGACGATGGCGTGGGTCTCTTTCACCCAGAGCCGATCACCTGGGACACCGTAGGGATTGTCCCGCATCCGCCATTCAGCGTTACCGGGGTCCATGATGTAGCTATCCGACCAAACGGGCGAGCCGTCGTCCTCAACCGCGAAAAGGCTGGCGTGACGGCGCGGCTTCACGATCCGCCGCGTCTGGGTCTTTCGCCCGTCGAGCAGGGCGCGGACCATCGGACCGCTGAACAGGATGGGACGCTCTCTGGGCCTGGCCGTGTCAGACATCGGCCGAGGCCTCGGCATTGGCCCTGGTCGGATAGCCGTGAGCCGCACACCAGCCCTCGGCCCACTCCAACGCCTTCCTGGCCGCGTAGCCTCCGCCAGTGTCGTTCTCGGGCTTGTCACCGGGCTTGATCATCATGAACCAGCGCTCGGCCGGTCGGTCGGAATTGTGGTCCAAGTCCTCGCCCGGCTTGCCGTGAGCGGCAGCAATCGTTCCGACAAGGCATGCGCACTCGTTGCCCTGGCCGTAGGTATCTCCGTCCACTTCGCCTGCCTTGAGCTTGGCGATGACGTGCTGAACTTCCAGCGGTCCCCCGACCTCGCTCAGCGTTAACCAGAGGTCGGCCTTGAACGGACGCAGGGCTTCATCCGACAGGTAGGCCCGCGACAGGTCGGCCCCCGACAGGTCGGCCCCCGACAGGTCGGCCCCCGACAGGTCGGCCCCCGACAGGTCGGCCCCCGACAGGTAGGCCCCCGACAGGTCGGCCCTATTCTTGACTGCCCAGCGGACCGCCAGGCCGAGCTTTACGCTCGGGCGTGCGTCTTCGCCGCAGGCGATCTGCGCTGTGAACTGGATCTCACCGCTGAAGCGGTTGCGGACTTCAAAGGGAATGGTGGCTTCGGCCATGTTCAGCTTTCTTGGTGACGGTGGTTTCGCATGATCTGCTCTGCGGCGGTGGTGTCGCCGGAGACGGCGTAGAGGGCTTGGCAGAGGTCGAAGGGGTCGATGCCGAGGGCCTGCCAGAAGGCGAGTTCGGCGCCGGTGTGCTGGCGGGTGTGGCAATCGCGGCAGAGGGGCGTCGTCCAGCGGTCCGACGGCTTCTCGGCCTTTCCGGTGGGGCGCTTGCCGATCTGCAGGTCGCCTGCGCGCAGGTGCGCGGCGTCGCAGGGGCCGGGGCTGTCGCAGCCGACGCAGGGCAGGCGCCGGATGAAGGCGAGGTGTTTGTTGTCGCGCTCGCGCGGCTGGCGCTGGCCGGGGCCTTCCGGGCGGAACGTGCGCGAGCGGGAGAAGCCGGGCGAATAGTGCATGCGCTTTACCGCCCGCCTTTCCTCGCGCAGCCGCTTCAGGTCGGCCTCGATCTGGAACAGGGAGCGGCTCATGCGGCGGCCCTCGGGTCGATAGCGACGGTTCGGCTGTGCTTGAGCAGGCCGACGCGCACGCGCTCGCCTTCCTTGGTCATCAGAACCGTGAAGGGGCGAGCGGGGATGTTGCGCTCCGGCCAGGCGGGCGCCTCCTGCCCGGACAGAAGCAGGCCCTTGGCGATCATGCCCAGGACGAGGTCTTCGGAGAACCGGGGGGCGCCGGGATGGGCGCCGACGGGGGCGTTGTGCAGGACGAAGGGCTGGCCGGCGAAGGCCGCGCGGCCAAGCTGCTGATCCGGCCGGACCTGACGCAGGAGGTCGGCCTCTTCGGCCGTGAGGGAGACGGGAGGCAGGTCGCGGATCATGCGGCCACCTGATCGGCGGTCTCGATGTAGCGGGCGTGGAGCTTTCGACCCAGCGGCGCCCGGTAGCGGCCTGGGCAGAGGCGCAGCGCCACAGCGTTGGTCTCTTCCAACTGGGCGATCTGGGTCGAGGAGGTGGCGAGGTCGACGCGCCGCTCGAACGCCTCGGCCCAGCCCTTCCAGTCGGTGGCGCTGACGTCCTCGGGCAGGAAGAGGCGCTCGGTCCAGTCCACGTCCTCGACGTATTCCGGCAGGCTGTACGGGCCGACTTCCTGTTGGGGCGTGATCTTCTCGGCCCGCTTGGGCTCGGCGGTGGTCTGCACCATGCCGGACAGAGCCGCCGCCAGCCGCTGGGCAAACTGGTCGCGGTCCTCGACGTAGGGCGACAGGTAGATCAGCGGCACGCCGGGTCCGCCTGGTTCGCGCGATCCGTCGATGCGGACGGTGGTCTCGCCGAACAGGTCAATGTCGCGCCTGGCCGTCGGCCGCTCCACGATGGCGTAGAAGCGGTGGCTCACAGCAGCACCCACCAGAAGCAGGCGACGAAGCCGGCGCAGACGGCGGCCTGCAGGGCCATGACGGCCGCGTCCCAGTCGATACGGCGCGAGGCGGCGGCGCGGCGCTGGGCCGCCCTCTCCTCCTGGGCCTGCCGCGCGATCAGGTTGCACTCGCGCTCGGCCCGGCGATCGCGCACGGCCTGCCAGTTCGGATGAAAGCCGATCCCCAGCGGATGGGGCGGTGCGTCAAGGTGGGTGTCGTGGAAGGCCATGATGGTTCTCCTCGGGTGTCGGAGAACAATGACAAAATGTGCTAACCTCTGCAAGCACGTTTTGTGCTTACCATAGCGCCTCGTGGCAGGAAGGCGTCAGTTGCGGACGCAGGACGGCCGACCCCTCGTTGACTCAAAGATCGCCGATCAGGCTTCGTTGGGGACAAAGGAGTGGATGATGCAGACGATCTATTGCGTGCAAACCTACCGGCGTCAGGGCCGCCAGGTCGAAGCGGGCCAGCTTCGGCAGTTCGCGGAGGAGGCGGCGGCAGTTAACGCCGGAAATGCCCTAGCGCCCCGTGTTGCGGGAGTGGTCGTCTATGCGATGACGGGAGAGCCGGAGGCCGACTTCTGGGATGAACCCAAGCTGTTGTTCAGCCACGGCGCTACGCCGCCGCTGCCAGCTTAACGCGGCCGCATATTCGTGACGAGCGCGGCCCATTCCACCACTTGATCGGTGAGGGTCGGCTCGTTGCTGTTGCTGTCGAGGTGGAAAAGCCCGTTGGCCGCAGGGCGCAACCGCTTCACCAACACCCGACCGTCAGCAAGCCCCACCACACAAAGGCTATTGAACATATCGGGCGTGACCGGCGACCGCACGTCTTCATAGAAGACCAACCAGTTATCCAGCACCGGCCCCAAGCTGTCGCCGCGAATCTCTGCGGCGACCGTCCGGGGACCGGCGTTGTCGGGAGCAGGCACGTAATCGAGATTCCCCTGGCCCTCGGAGTAGAGGACGGCAGCCGAGCCAGCCGCCACGTAACCGACGACAGGAACCTGACGGTGGTCCGCATCGGCGCCGCTGGTCTCTAGCTCCGAAGGTTTCATCTGAAGGGCCAGAGCGACACGCTCCACGTCCGCCCGTGTCGGTTCGGTCCTGTTGCGCTCCCACGAGGAAATCGTCGTCTGCGCGGTGCCCACTGCAACAGCGAGCGCCTTCTGAGACATTCCCTTGGCCTGCCTGGCCCGCGCGATGCGATCCCCGATCTTCATGTGCGGAACCTGCCGCCGCTGGTCGGCTGCGTCTAACGACAAAATGTGCTTGTCATAAGCACGTTTTGTGCTCAATATCGGCTCATGCGAAGCCATAGCCAGATCGTTCGCGAGTTCGGGGCCTCCGCCCTCCATCGCGCCCTGAAGAGTGTCGGCCGGGATATTCATCCGTCGACCCCGCAGCGCTGGGCAGATCGCAACTCCATCCCCGGTTCGTTCTGGGCTGACCTCGTCCAAGTTGGCGCGGCCACGCTCAGCGAACTGGCAGCCTCAGCGCGCAGAGCCGCTGACGATGTGCAGTCGGAGGCCGCCTGATGAGCCGTTCCCTCGTTGAAGGTCTGATCTTGGCCGTGCGGACGGTGGTCCAGCACATCGACAGCTGCGAGCGCCTGCGCCGCGAGGGGGCGGACGAGTTCAGCCAAGCCCGCGCCCGCCGCGACCTGGCCGAATCCGCCCGTCTCGCGACCGAGACGGCCGACCTGTCCGAGAAGCTGCACGCCCAAGCAGTCGGTTCGGTTCGCGCCCAGATCGCTCGCCTCGCCGCCGCGGAACATCCCGAACCTCCCGAAGACCCGCCGCCTCAAGCGGCCTGACCCTTTGAACCTATGGCCGGGCGTCCTGGCCGTCACCTTGCCCCAACCGGGAACTTCGCAATGTCCGATTTCGACCTCTCCCTCCTGAAAGCGCACTTCGGCCAGCTGGTCGACGCCGTCGGCACCCAAGACGCTGCGGCGGCCTTTCTCGGCGTCAGCCGCCAGCGCGTCGGCCAGCTGATCAGCACTTCGAACAGCGACGCCCCCACCTGGGCGCAGGTCTGGAAGCTGGAAAAGGTGACGGGCCAGTCGCTGGTGTTCGCCGCCTTCGGCCGGATGACGGCGGGCGAGGAGGTCAGCGCAGGCGCGATGAATGCTGCGGTTGAGAGCACGGCCGCCGCGACGCGCGCCCTGCAGACCGTCCACGCCGCCAAGGCTGACGGCCACCTGGACGCGCGGGAGGTCGAGAGCGTCCGCGACGCCGCCCGCGAGAACCTCGAGGCCGCCCAGCGCCAATACGACGAGAGCATGCGGCTTCGGCCGACGCTCCGGGCGGTGGCGTGATGCTGGGCGTGATCCTGTTCCGGCTGCACGCCGTCATGCTGGCGCTGCGCGGGTGCGAAAGCCTGCTGCGCGGCGGCGCCGATCCCTTCGCCACGGTTCACGGGGTGCTGGACGCGCTGGAGCGCAACGCCATCGCCCGCCGCGAGAACCAAGCCATCCACCACATCCGCGAGGCCCGCAGGACGGTGACGCGCGAGGCGCTGAAGCCGCTGCCCCCGACCGTCTGACCCCCTTTGCCGCCCGAGGCGTCGACGGGCGGTCAGTACCCCAGACGCACCCATCCCCCAGAGAGACCGATGAAACCCATTACCGACACCCTCCGCGACATCCGTAAGGGGATGGTCGCCGAGGCCGCTGGCGAAGAGCTGGCGCAGGTCGTGCGGGCCGTCACCGCCACCGGCAAGCCCGGCAGCCTGACGATCAAGCTGACCGTGAAGCCCCAGAAGGGCGACAACGAGCAGGTGGTGATCAGTTCGAAGATCAGCGCCAGCGCGCCGGCTGCCGACATGCCGGAGGCGATCTTCTTCGCTGACGGCGACGGCGACCTGCACCGCAACGATCCCCGACAACCCGAGATGTTCCGCCACGCCGATCTGGGCGACGCGGCCGTCGATGCCCGGAGGGCCTGACCTTGACCGACACCCACACCACTGAAGCCTCGGCCATCGCCGCCCTCGGCGCATCGGCCGCCGCCGCCTCCGTCATCACCGGCGCGGACGGCCGCACCTGGCTGATCAAGCCGAGCGGCACGACCGCGACCGAGATCACCGACCCGCACGGCATGATCCTGACGCCGCCCGCGCGCGTGAAGCAGGCGGTGGTCGTTCAGACCGCGGACAGCCTCGTCGACTATGTCGACCTCTATGGTCAGGACGAGACGATCCTGTTCGCGGACATCGACGCATCCACGATCCGCGGCTTGATCGACTATCACGGTGCGGCGCTCGCCGAACTGGGCACCCCCAGCGTCGCCAAACACGTCGATCACCGGGTGACGCTGACCCTGCCGTTCTCGGAAGAGTGGCGGACGTGGAAGGCGATCGACGGCAAGATGCTGGATCAGCTGAGCTTCGCCCGCTTCCTCGAAGAGAACGCGGTCGACATCGAGGCGCCCAGCGGCGCTGACCTGCTGGAGGTCTGCCGCGACCTGCAGGCGGTCCGCAGGGTGGACTTCCGCAAGGCGGTACGCACCAACACCGACAACGAGAACTTCGAATACACGGACGAGACGGAGACGCGGACGAGAAACGGCAGCGTCGAGGTGCCGTCGAAGTTCCAGCTGCGTATCCCCGTCTATTTCGGCGGCCAGTCGGTGACGCTGTACGCCTTCCTGCGCTGGCGGCTGGTGGAGACGAGCCTCGAGCTGGGCATCCAACTGCACCGCGCCGAGCACGTCCGCCAGGCCGTGTTCAAGGAGATCGTGGCCGACGCCTCTTCGCGAACGGGCAAGCCTGCCCTGTTCGGGAAGGTCGACTGAGACGGAGAGCGCCCCCCGGACAACGGGGGGCGCGCACGCCATGTCAGTAGCCAGTAATCGCGGTCCCCAAATCCATGCGGCGGTGTTCGTCACCCGCCCGCGCGGAGCCCTGACGCCGAGCGAGGTCAGCGAAATCCGCCGCCTGCGCCGCCTCGGCAGGGGCTGGCAGACCATCGCCAATATCATCGGACGCTGCCATGAAGACGTGATGGCGGTGGAGCCGATGAACGGCGCCGCCCAGGCCGTGGGGGCGCCGGTCCCGCGCCCTTTCCAGTGGAACGACGAAGACCTGCAGCGATCCGCCCAGATGATCGCGAGAGGCACCAGCGCAGAGACGCTGGCGTCGACGTTCGGCTGCTCGATGCGCGAGGCCGGCCGTCGCCTGCGCCAGGTGAAGAGGACGGACGCAGCATGACCAAACCCAACCGCATCACTGGCCGGGCGGTGGTCGAGTTCGTGGCGATCAAGGGCTACGCGGACGCGGCCGTGCTGTCCTGCCTGGACTTCTGCGACCGCAAGCTGGTGCCGCAGGGCGCGGAACCTGCCTTCAAGGCTGCGGCATTGCTGACCATGGCCGGGCTCTACAACTCGCGGGAGTCCGTGATCGAGGGCGCGACCGTCGCCCTCAACCCCACGGTCGAAGCCCTACTGCGCCCCTACCGCATCATTCGAGTCTGAGGAGACCCGCCATGCGCGTTCGCTTCACCGAGCCTTACGACTACACGCCCTCTGCGGACCGGCGCGTGACCTATGCCTACGCCGCCGGAGCCGAGGAGACGGTGAAGCGCGAGTGCGGCGAGGCGGCCGTTAAGGCTGGAAAGGCGGTCGAGATCGATGCGCCGCCCCGTCAGGACGACGCTCCGGCCGCGAAGGCGAGCCGTGCTCGGCGCCGGTGATCTGCGCGACCGCATCCTGTTTCAGGTGCGGGGCGAGGATGACAACGGCGACCCGTTGGGCGGCTGGGACGATCGGTTCACGCGCTGGGCCAAGGTCGTCTGGCTACGCGGGACGGAGAGCGTCATGGCGTCGCGGTTGGAAGGCCGTCAGCCGGTCGTGATCACGGTGCGCGCCTGTTCGCAGACGCGCCTGATCACCTCGGCCTGGCGGGCGGTGAACGCGCGAGACGATAAACAGGAGTTCAACATCACCGCGGTTTCTCCTGCGAAGGAGCCGGGCTTCATCGACGTGCTCGCCGTCATGGGCGGGGCGACGGGCTGATGTCGGGCTTCGGCGCCGGGAAGAAGCGCCTGTCGAAGCGAATGGCGGCGATCCCGAAGGAGGTTCGCAAGGCTCTGCGATCGCAGAACCGAGCCAACGCCGAGGAGCTGGTCCAAACGATGAAGGACTTCGCGCCGATCCAGGACGGCGCGCTGGTGTCCTCGATCAAGCGCAAGGATGTGTCGAACAGTCGGCGGATCACTCAGCGGATCTCGGCAGGCAATAGGGAGGCGCCCTACGCCGCATGGGTCGAGTTCGGGACGAAGAGCAGTGAAGGCGAGGCGTCGCGTCAGAACAAGAATTATCGCCGCACGACGGTGATGACGAAGGGGAAGCGGGCGCACGCCGCGACGGCGGCGCATCCCTTCTTCTGGCCTGCCTATCGATTGAAGCGGAAGCGGTTCAGCGCCCGGATGACACGCGCGGCGAAGAAGGCGATGCGGGAGGCGGGCGGCAATGAGTGATCCGTCTCTGGCGTTACAGGACGCGGTTGAGCAGGCGCTGCGCGCAGACGCGGACCTGCTGACCGCGATGGGGCTGGCCAAGGTGCGTCTGTATTCGCTGGCCGGCCCCGTGGACGCGCCGTACCCCTTCGTCGTCATAGGCGAAGATCAGGTTGTGGACGACGCCACCGAGTGCGCGGAGTCGAGCGAGGTCTACACGACCGTTCACGTCTGGTCGCGTGTCGAGAACGATGTCTCGGCCAGCCGCCGCCAGGCCAAGGCCATGGCCGCCGCCGTCCGGCGCGCGCTGCGATTGATCGACGCTGTCGACGGCTTTGATGTGGTGCTCGCCGAGTTCGAGACCACGCGTCATTTGACCGACCCTGACGGCCGGACGGCCCACTCGGTCATCAGTCACCGGTTCCTGCTGGACCCGGCGTAACCGCCCCACACCGGGGCTTCATCCGACAACATGGAAGGAGTCCGTCACATGGCGGAGATCAAACACGCGCGCGGCGTAAAGCTGCTGGTGAAGGTGGCGCGACCCGCCACGCCGACGGTTTTCGAGACGTTCTGCACGATCAACGCGGAGCGGGGCATCACCTTTACGGCTGGGGTGAATGAGCAAGAGGTTATCGACTGCGAAGACATCGAGGCCGTCGCCTGGGTCCTGCGGGAGAAGACCAACCTGTCGGCCGCCATCACCGGCAGCGGCACGGTGAACACCCCGGACATCGACAACTGGCCTATCTCGATCTGGCCAATGAGCGCGAACTGACCAGCGAAACGCCGTTCAAGCCGCACATGCTGGCGATCGAGCCGGGCGACAACTTCACATGGCGTGAGCCGCGCTTCCTGCTGGATGGCGTCAAGGCGCAGGCGCGGGTCCGCAAATATGATCCCGCCAAGCGCATCGTGCGGGTCGAGTGGCGCCAGGAGACAGATAGCAAGTATGTCGAGGCCGGGGTGCAGACAGGCATCGCCCCGCCGCCGAGCGGCGAGTATGTGCCGCCCGTTCGCCCCGGCGACCCGGCTGAACGGCCGCTGTCACGAACGCCCGCCTATCCGACCAGCGCGACAGCGGACACGATCACGGTTGTTGAGATGCAGGCGGCCATGTCGTGGGGCGAAACGATCACCATCCCGGCCGGGACGATCCCCGGTCTCGATCCGCTGACCAACTACGGCGTCTTCTGGAAGGAAGGTGTGGGCTTCTCGGTCGAGGTCAATCCGGCGACCAACCACATGACGACGGGCTCCTGGATCTTCATCGGCTGGCAGGCGACGTCCGACGCAGGCGGCGACTTCCCCTCTAATCCGACGCCTCCGGGCGGCTGGGGCGGCCCAGGCGAGTCGAACGTGGTGCAATGAACGAACGCCGCATCTTCCTGATCATCCGGGAGGCTGAGGACGGCCTGACCGTGACCGTCACCCCGATCCAGCCGACCGAGCAGCCCGAAGCCGTCGCGGTCATCCGAACCGTCGGCGACGTGGCGGCCGAGACCACTTTGCATTTCCCCGGCGCCGCTGTCCGTCAGGACTGACGCCCTCTCAATCCTACAATCTGAGGTGAACCATGGCTGACATTGCGTCGACCAGGGCCAGCGTGCGCGCGGCGTTTCGGGATCATCGCGTGGAGGGCGTGCCCGCCTCCGGCGAGTATGAGCCGGACAAGAGCGAAATCCGGGGCGCCCTGGCGGACGATATGGTCGATCTGATCGCCGATGTCGCCGCCTCGGCCGTGGCGGGGCGGCGGGTCTTCGCCACTCTGGCCGAGCGTGACGCCTGGACGGATCGGCCGACAGGGGCCGTCGCCTATGTCGAGGCGACGGACGAAACCTATCGCTGGAGCGGCACGGCGTGGGAGGCGTTCGAGGACCCGACCATTGCTGCTGCGGAACGTGCGGAAAGTGCGGCGTCGGCCGCGAACCATTCGGCGGATGATGCGCGCGCGGCAGTGACCGACCTTTTGTCTGCGACTGGCAAGAACAAGGCTGACCCGGCGCTCATCAAGCCGGGGAAGCGTTACAACTCCAGCCTCGTAGTCGAAACCAATTCGGCGTTCCGCTCGCTCGGTTGGATTTATCTAGCGCCTGGAACTTATCGGGTTTCGGGCGTCAAACCAAGCGTCGGAATATACGCAGCGGAGGCGGCGACTGACGCGGCGCCTGCCGTGCTGCTTGGCCTTGCGGGGGCATCTGGCGTCAACACGGGCGCGCTGACTATCACCGTCACGGCCGACCGTCCGTACATCTGGGTCACGCTTTCTAACGGTGGTCAAGCCGATACAGCCTATGATGGCACGGTGCAGGTGGAAGAAGGAACGGTAACTACCGCATATGAGCCGTTCAAAAGGGTCGTTGGTCTAAGTTCGGTCGAGCACGGGGCGCAACTGGTCGCTGGCGCGGATATCGTCAACTCAGACGCGATCAAGCAGCGGCAGGCGGTCGGAGCGGCGCTTCTCCAGAAAGCTCGCAACGGAACCACGAGCGCTGGCGCAAACGCAAATGTCGATCTGACGAAGCTGTTTCTCAGTGTCCGGGTGATCGGCGGTCGGGCCGGGAAAGTCTACGGTCTGCGCTACTTCGGCAATGGGCAAACCGTGCTTCCGCAATACGCGCCCGATTGCTGGATGATCGAAGAGCAGGACGCGGACACCTACGACAGCACGGCGACGGCCACACAGGTTTTCCGCTATACCGATACGCCACCTGTATTGCCTCGCGGCGGCGTTCAGACGATCACGCTTGAATCCCCTGTCATCAGCGGACTGGCTTTCCGCGTCACGCTCGACACTGATCAGCTACCCGCAACGGGGACCGTCGTTGCGATGAACTCCACGACGCAGCCGGGATGGTCGTGGATCATCAACCCAGCGAATGTGCAGCGGTCATTAGCGGCGGTTCCCGCCAGCGCGTCGTCTGGCACGGTGCGGTACACCATGACTGCTGCCAAGGAGATCAGCGCCGCTTGGCAAAATGAGTCAAAGTGGTTCCGCGTTACGTTTCGCCCGAACGGCTACAACAGCCTTCCTAACATTCGAAAGGTGGAAGTTGCCGACGATGTGAGCGGAGCGCCCGGGGCTTACGTGACCGCCTCCGACGCAGGCACCGATTGGCTTCCCCCTATCCGCATAGCTGCCGCTGCAAACGGTGACGGCGCCAGCGGCATCTTCACGGGTGGCAACCATGGCTCGACAGGGTCTGCCGGTGGGGCGCAAACTGCTATCAATCGGATGTTTGACGTGCTGGTGGACGGCTCTCCAACCGCGTGGGCGGCAAAGACAGGAGATGCCGACCGCATCACCCTCCGCATCGTCAACGACATCATGGCCTACAACACCATCACGCTCGATCGCTATGTGATGCGCGAGCATTTCGCCATCACGATCACGCGCTTTGGCGTAGAGGTTATGGCAGATCGTGAGGCGCTTGAAGCGGTGTCGGTGGAAACCGAATACGGCCCTCAAGCCGTGACGACTGGCTTTACCACTGACGAAATCTTCGTTGGCGGCCTGTCTACCGGCGCCGTCCCGTATGCGACGGATCAGGACGTTGCGACGATAATTGGCCCGAAGTCCTCGAACCCCAGCCTGTTTGCGAATATCCTGCGCGGGGCGTCTGGTGAAATGGCCCTCTGGTTCGATCCAACTTATGGGATCGGTGACGGTGCAGGCGTTGCCGCCGCGTTCCCGCGCATCATCGCCAACAGCAAGCGGTACGCCGTCATGCGCTACGGCACTACGACGCCCGTGGCCGCTGGTAGCCGCTGGAAGTGGCGCGGCGGCTACAGTTGGCAGGCTTCAGGGCTGGCTCCCGCAGGAATGCTCGCGGTCATGCAGCGGCTGCGTGGCGGTGTGCCGGAGCAGGTTCTGGTAACAACACCGCAGCGTTGGGTGGCGTTATGATCGGGCGAACCGCCGCAGCATCCGCCTCAGCACTGAAGCCGCTGCGCATCTGTCTGCAGGGTTTTCAACGCCGGTCTGACGATTCCGGTTCGCCGCTGGCGGGCCGTTTCCTGACAATCTGAAACGGGAGGGCTGCGCATGCTGCCTGATCTACCCCCTGGCTTCGACCTGGGGCGGTTGCGCTATGCGGTCGGCGGCGCGGCCGGGTCGCTGGTCTACGGCGTCTACACCTTCGTTCAACTGGTGAAGGCCGGGCACCGGCCGACGCTGAGCGACTTCTGGCGCGCGCTGGTGAACGTCACGGCCGGGCTTCTGGTCGGGACCGTCGGCGCCTATGCCCTCGGACCCGCGATGGTCGCCATGATCCCGTTCGAGGGGCTGAGGGCGGCCGTCGATCCGGTCGCTGTCGGCTTCGTCGTCGGCGGCCTCGGCTGGGAGCTTCTGCCGCTCGTCATCGAGGGAGCCAAGCGCTGGGCCTCTCGTCTAGGCAAGGAGAAGGCGGGATGACCTGGGTCGACTGGATCGCCGCGCTGGCCAGCGGCTACGGCAGCGCCTGCCTGCAGCTGCGCGCGCAGGCGCTGAAGCCCCGCATGGGCGACTACCCTGAGGGACCGGGCGATGTGCGACGGGCGCTGTTCATCCTGTCGCTGATCCTGGGCGCCTATTCCCTGACCGTTCTGGTCGGGGACTATGGCGCATCCCGCACCGAGGCGCTGCTGGTCTGCGCCGTGGCCTACACCGCCCATGTCCTGTGGCGAAACGTGAGACGGCAGAGCGTCAGCCGCGCGGCTTAGGTAGCTGTGGCGGAACCTTGCCCTACTGCTTTGCCGCATCGGTCGCGCAGCTGGCTCCATGTCGCCTTTCCCTCAAGGCCGAACACGTCTGATTGCGTGTAGCCCTCTCGGACCAACGCCCTGCGCACTTCCGACGGAATGCGATATCGACCGCTGTCCGCCAGTTGGAAGGCC